CAAGAACTAAATCAGCTAGAAAGAGGAACCCTAAATCATGAAGATGAGAAAAACAGTTCCAACAGGTGGTAAATCAGCTCAACGAAAAGTAATGCCAACTGGTGGAAAGTCATCCAAACGTAAAGTAGTTCCTACTGGTGGTTATTCTTCTAAACGAAAATGAAAAAGAGATTAAGTTCTCCTGCTTGGCAAAGGAAAGAAGGTAAGAATCCTAAAGGTGGATTAAATGCCAAAGGCAGAGCCAGTTACAATAAAAAGACTGGTGGAAACTTAAAGCCTCCTGCTCCTAAACCAAAAACTAAAAAGGATGCCAATAGGAGAAAAAGTTTTTGTGCCAGGATGGAAGGCATGAAGAAAAGAAACACAAGTGCTAAAACTGCTAAAGATCCTAATTCTCGTATCAATAAGTCTCTCAGGGCATGGAATTGCTAAAGAAGTTAAAGTGACAGAAAGTCAATTATATAGTTACTTTCTTAGAGATTGTTATGATCCTACTCCAGTATTTTTACAAATGTTTGATGATCAAGAAGATATGTATGTTGAATGTTTTTATGCTTTTATTCAAGCAAAAGAAAAGAATGTTGGTATTATTATCTTAGATTTAGGTAAACAGGATAATTAAATATGGCTTCTAACAAAAAAATAGTATTATCAGATAGAGCCAAGCAACTCTTTGATGCTTATGTAGTTACAAGAGATTTAAAAGAAGCAGCTAAAAAGGTAGGTATGAAATATAATGCTGCTCAGATGATGTATAACAGAAAAGGATTTCAAGAAAAGTTAAGTAAACACAATGAAGTAGTTAAAGATAAAGTGTTTTATGATGAGAATCAAATTATTCGTAGATTATGGCAGGAAGCAACAGACAAAGTAGATAATACTGGTTCTATGAGGATCAATGCACTTAAGTTATTAGGAGAACATATTGGTATGTGGAGGGATAAGAGTGGTAATAAGGAATTACTTATGAAGCTAAATGTAGTTAATTATAATAATTATAATACTGAGAAACCAGTAAAAGCTGAGATTATTGATCAGAAATTAAAGGAAGAAATTCCTGAAGGCATTGAGGTACAGTCATACTTGGAGGGACCAGAACAATGATGCTTTTAATGAAGTTGCGAATTCTATCTATACTTGCCATTCCTCTAGTTGGAAAAGTGTTTGAAGTTATGCAGGATGGTAAAGTTACTCGTCAAGAGCTTGATGGAGTTCTTGATTATTTTCTAGACGAGAATGATGAGATTGTTTTTTGGAGACCAACGGTTGGGAAGTAATATAACAATTCCCTACAAATATGATCCTTATCCTCATCAAATAGAAATTTTTAAAGCTAGAGATCAGGATAAGAAACATATTTTAGCCAGATGGTCTAGACGTACAGGAAAAGATAAGACCTTCTGGAACCTAGTAATTAGGGAAGCAGTAAAAAGGAGAGGAATTTATTATTATTTTTTTCCACAATTAAAGCAAGGAAAGAAAGCTTTGTGGGAAGGGATGGATAATGAAGGATTCAAGTTCTTAGATCATATTCCACCAGAATTAAGGGATGGAGAACCTAATTCAACGGAAATGAAAGTTCCTTTGTCTAATGGTTCTCTAATTCAGATTATTGGTACTGATAATTATGATAGAGTACGTGGTACGAATCCAGTTGGTTGTATTTTTTCTGAGTATGCATATCAAAACCCAGGAGCAAGAGCAACAGTAAGACCAATTCTTCTTGCTAATAATGGCTGGGAAGCATTGAATTCAACACCAAATGGTAAGAATCATATGTACCATTTGGAAATGGACAATAAAGATAATCCTAATTGGTTTATTTCTGTAAAGACAATGGAAGACTGTTTTAGGCATGATGGATCACAAGTCTTTACCAATGAGATGTTAGAGGAAGAAAGGAAACAGGGTTATTCAGAGGAGTTCTTACAACAAGAATATTATGTTTCTTATACTGCTAATGCACAAGGATATTACTTCTTGAAATATATGAATGATCTGAGAGAAGTTAATCGCATTGGTGACTTTCCTTGGATACCAGACGCACCAGTTTATACTTATTGGGATATTGGACGAGACACAACAGCCATCTGGTTTCAGCAGTGGGATGATAATTTTGAACCAAGGATTATAGATTTTTATAGGAATTCTTCTCTTGGACTAGACCACTATGGACATATTGTATTAAATAAACCATATGCTTATAAAGGACATTTCTTTCCACATGATATGTGGGTATCTGAATGGACAAATTCAAGGACTCGCATTGAGGTTGCAGAGAATTTATTTGGAACTGAAAACTGTATGGTTGTACCAAAAGTGTCTTTTGAAGATGGTATTCAAGCAGTTCGATCTATTCTTCCTCGTTGTAAATTTAACGAAACACCAGAAACAAAGTTAGGTATTAATGCTTTAGAAAACTATAAGCGTAAATATAATGAAGCTCTACAAGAATTTAGTTATGAACCTGTTCATGATTGGGCATCACATCCAGCAGATGCATTCAGATATTTTGCTGTATCAGCAGAAGCACCAAAGCCTAAAGATTATATTCAAAGGAGATTAAGACAATATAGACGATCTTTTAAACAGAATTGGATGATGGCTTAATGTCAACAATTACACAAGCTTTGAAAGGAAAACAACTTGCAGATTTTGTTTGGAATAAGTTTGAAACTGCAAGTACCAGGGGACATAAAGATTATACTAAACGAGCAAAGTACCTAGAGAATCTATATCTTGGTGCTGGAAGGCACTGGGATACTGAAACAAGGGAAACGCTTAATTCACAAGGCAAACCTGTTCTAGAGGTTGATCTTGTTTTTTCTGTTATTCAATCTATTCTTGGTTATCAAACACAGTCTCGTATGAACCTTGCTTATCAACCTAGAGAAAGTGGAGATCAGGATGTCTCTGAAATTCTTTCAAAGATTGCTTTGTATGAGTTAGATAAAAATAAATTTCCTTGGGTAGAGTCTCAAGTATTTTCAGATGGTATGATTCAACAGCGTGGTTATTATGATATTCGTATGGATTATTCCGAAGATTTGAAAGGAAAGATTCGTATTAGATCATTAGATCCATTAGATGTAATTCCAGATCCTAATGGTAAATCTTATGATCCTAAAGACTGGAATATTATTCAGATTACCAAGTGGATGAGTATCAATGATATTAAAACAACTTATCCTAATAAATGGCGACAAGTTATGAATTCTTGTCAGTCAGAAGGAGATTGGGGTACAGAAGACACAGGAGAAGAGAGGAATAAGTTTGCTGACTCATACACATACTCTGCTTATCATCATGGTGCTAATGATGAGATTTATGTAAGAGTAATTGATTCTCAATATTATAAAGTAGTTCGTAGGGATTATTTTTATGATGGTGATACGTTAACTCCAGTTCCCGATGATATGTCTAAAAGCCAAGCAAAACGTGAAGCAAAAAGGATAGGTTCTGAAGTTATTACACGAGTAGAAAAAAGGATTCGTTGGACAGTATCGACAAAAGATACGATCCTTCATGATGATTGGTCCCCATATGATACTTATACAATTGTACCATTCTTTCCTGTGTTTAGACGGGGACAAACAGTTGGTCTAGTAGACAATCTTGCTAGCCTACAAGATTCTCTAGATAAAATGTTCTCACAGGCGAATCATATTATTAATACAACTGCCAATAGTGGATGGATTATTGAACAAGGTTCTCTCACAAATATGGATATTGAAGATCTAGAACAACGTGGTGCAGAGACTGGATTAGTAGTAGAACACAAGAGAGGCTATAGTCCTCCTAAGAAGATTGAACCAAATAAAGTCCCTACTGGGTTTGTTGATTTTATTAATAGAACAGTTGAGTTTATTAAGATGGTTGGAATTGTCTCAGAAGCATTCCAAGGACAAAAGAGTAATGAGGTCTCTGGTCAAGCTATTCAGCAACGTGTAGCCCAAACTGCTATTGGATTGTCTTCAATGATAGACAATCTTCTTTATACTCGTAATCTTGTTGGTGAAAAAATTCTTAATCTTATTCAAAATTTCTATACTGAAGAGAGAGTATTTCGTATTATTTCAGATAGAGATACAGAAAAAGAACAAGCAGACGATGTTATTATTAACCAAGAGGTTGCTGTAGGTGAAGATGAATATGGTGAAGTTGTAACTAGAATTATTAATGATGTACAGGTTGGTGAATATGATGTTGTTATTTCTGATGTACCTACTCAAGTGAATTACCAACAAGGACAACTTCAAGAAGCCATTGAATTACGTAAATACGGAGTTACAATCCCAGATGATGAAATGGTTAAATTATCAACTCTTACAAGGAAGAACGAGATTGCAAAACGTATTTCTGGTGAGAATAATGAGGAACAGCAAGCTGCTTTAGCTGCTCAAATGGAACAAATGAAGGCTGCAATTGAAGAGCTTAAGTCTAAATCAATGGAAAATGAAGCTTCTGCTATGAAGAAAATTGCAGATATAGCTAAAATGATTGCTGAAACACCACAGACAGGTGTTATTATGGATACAATTCAAAATGAAATTAAACCAAAAGAACAATTAAGTCAAGAAAGTTATCCAAATCAAGGAACTTTTTAATAAAATTATTGTCTAAGTAACTATAAGCCACTCGTCTCTAGGAACGATACCCTAGTAATACGTCAACCAACGATAAAGGTAATAATATGAGTAAAACTGTAGAAGTTAGTCCTCATAATGATGATATGTCTGATTTTGAATATATGAAAGAGCAAGGGTATGATCTTACTGAAGAAGAAATTGCTATGATGGAGGCTCAAAAGGAAGAAGAGGAAGATGAAGAGCTAGAGGAAGAGGAAGAAAAAGACGAAGACTCTTCAGAAGATGAAGATGAAGAATATGAAGAGGAAGACGATGATATAGAAGAAGAGGATGAAGAGGACAAAAAGGATATTAAAATCCCTAAGTGGAGATATGACGAACAAGTCCAAAAGGAACGTGAGAAGTATTCTGTACTTGAAGGACAGTTTAAAGCACAGGAAGAGCGTACAAAGTGGCTTGAGGAGCAGCTAGGGCAGTTAATTCAAAACCAGCAAGCTCCTAAAAAAGATTTAGATGTAAGTGAGCCTAAGTTTAATTTTGAAGAGGCTTACGAGAAATATGCAGATTTAGTAGCTTCAGGAGAAGATAAACAAGCTGCTGCTTTAATGGCAAAGATTGATATTGAAAAAGATAAAGCTTATGAAAAAAGGTTAAAGCAATTAGAAGAAAATCTTCTTAAGAAGACAGAAGAAAATAATAGGAAGTTATCTCAAGAAGAAAAGTTGGATCTTGTTCTTCAAAATGCAGCCAGTAAATATCCTTTTCTGAACAGTGAAAGTGATGAATTCGATAATGATATTGCTGTAGATATTGATGCATATGCACAAGGTTATGCTGCTAGGAATAAAGTATCTCTGCCAGAAGCATATCAACGAGCATTAAAAAGGCTTGCTGATCCTCTGGTAAATAAAGAACAACCAGCTAAAACTGAACTAAAAGACAAAAAGAAAACTCAGGTTCGTAAGAAGAAGAAGGTCAGGAAAATGGCTTCTCAACCACCTGAGACTGAAGGTTCAGTTGATGCACCAGACACTGATTTAGATGATATTGATCTCTCTTCAATGACTGATCAAGAGTGGGACAAACTAAGCGATAAAGATAAAAAGTATCTTATTAAGAAATTTGATGTCCCTGCATAAAGTTTTCGGTACAGGATGCTCCGATAAGCCTCCTCGGTTACTGCTCCGTGATGCGGTAGTCAATCTTTAATTCGGTAAATAACAATGGCTCAAACTAACTTTCCACTAGCCACTGGTCACGGCGCTAAGATCCTTTGGTCACGTCAGGTCTGGGATGCTGCCCGTGATATGATGTTCATCAACCGCTTCACTGGCGGATCTGATGCTGTCATTCAAAAAATCACTGAACTTACTAAGCAGGAACGTGGTGAGACTGTACGTATGCAGCTCGTTGCTGATCTGGTTAGTGATGGTCAGGTTGGAGATGGTGAGCGTGAGGGCAACGAGGAGCAGCTCCAGAACTATGTAGAGAATATCACCATTGATATTATCAACAATGGTGTTCGTAATACTGGTAAACTGTCTGATCAGAAGTCTGTTCTTAATTTCCGCGAACAAGCCAAAGATAAGCTTGCTTACTGGCTTGCTAACCGTATGGATCAGCTAGCATTCCTTACCCTGTCAGGTATTGCTTATACTTTCGATAATGATGGCGGAACTCGTTCTGATACAGCTTTCTCTAATCTAGCCTTTGCTTCTGATGTATCTGCTCCTACAACCAATCGTTGGCAACGTGTAACTGCTGATGGTTCTAGTGTTTATACTGGTCTTGCTGCCGGTGCAACTGCCTCTGTTGATGCTACCGATATCCTTTCTTATAAGGCTATCGTTGATGCAATGACTTATGCTGATCGTCACTATCTGCCACCTCTGATGTCAGGTGGTAAGCCTTACTATGTTGGTTTTGTTTCTCCTGAAGGCTATGCACAGCTTAAGAAAGATGATGATTTTCAACGTGCAGTTACCAGTGGTGAAACTCGTGGTTCTAGTAACCCTTGGTTTACTGGTGGTGTTGTAACCGTTGATGGTCTCGTTCTTCATCCACATCGCCTGGTATTCAACACACTTGGTGCTGCTTCTGGTTCCAAATGGGGCAGTAGTGGTACTGTTGATGGTTCTCGTATGCTTATCTGCGGTCGTCAGGCCCTTGGTATGATCGACCTCGGTCCTCCTGAGTGGGCAGAGGAAGAGTTCGAGTATAAGAGCCAGCAGGGTATCAATATTGATAAGATCTTTGGTCTGGTTAAGCCAAAGTTTTACTCCATTTATGACGAGGCTGTTGAGGACTTCGGTGTAATGGCTCTGGATCACGCTATCTAACCCATGCACTTCTGCCAAGGATGGCGGATACACTGGAGTTAATTCTTAATCATGTCTATAAAAGATACATTAAGACAAAGGATTGGTTCGGTTGGTTTATGTTCTAGTGATCGAATAATTTTTCGTGATTTTATTGAAGGTTTTGTAGCTACAGATGAGTCTGTATCTGTATCTGGTGATATTACTGTAGATTCTGTTGTTACTGGTGATTTTACTCTCTCTAATACTTCTTTTGAAGACCTACGATTCCCTTTGACGGGTAGAAATATAGATACAGCTTCAGGAAGAATAGATTATAATTTTTATAATGGATCTGTTGTTTTCGCAGATAATGCTCGTTATAATATTGCGGAGACAGTATCATTTTTAATTCAATTACCGCATTCTTGGAAAGAAGGCACTGACTTAAGACCACATATTCACTGGTTACAACAATCTAGTAACATGCCAAATTGGTTAATTGCATATAAATGGTATGCAAAAGCAGCATCAACAGTTATAAGTACAGATTGGACTGGACATACTTTTTCAAAATATGGAGATAATGCTTTTACTTATTCTACTGGAGTAATTCATCAATTAACTGGTTTTTCTAATATTGATGCTACTGGTAAGGGTTTTAGTGATTGCTTACATATTTGTTTATGGAGAGATTCGGGTAATGATTCTGGAGAGTTTACAGGAGCAGATCCATCATCATTAGACGAACATGTTTTAGAATTTGATATTCATTACGAAGTTGATTCTTTTGGAACAGACGAAGAATTTTCACAAGAGTAAATAAGTCGCACTTAAACGTGTCTCTAAATTAAACAAGAGGACTTAATAATGTCACAAATTAATTCAATTTGGAGTTATAAAAATAATATTCATCGTAACTATTATAATTGGGTAGGTGGTACAATTGTTAGTGGATATCAAACTGTAGAAGGTGGAGATAAGCGTAATCGTTGGGTCGAGATTACACTTGATGGCAACACTCTTCCTGCAATTGCTGGTGGTGCTAACCTAGCAGTTGGTAATCTCATCTATACACTTCCTCCTGGTGAAATCCTTGTTCGATCAGCATATATGTCGGTTGCTCTTACCGCCGCTGATGGTAACATTGATGATGATACTCCCGATGTTGGTCTTGGTACTGTAATTGGTTCTGGTGCTGTTGCTGTTCTTGGTGGTACTGCTACCTTTGAGAACATTATTACAGGACAGACCGCAACTGATTGCTCTGGTACTGCAACTGTAGCAACTGTGTCCCTGGATACTGCTCTAGAAATTGCTACCGCTGGAGCACACACTGTTCATCTAAATGTGGCCGATGGTTGGGCTGCAGATGGTGAAGCCGCATGTCCCATTTCGGGACTCGTTGTCCTTGAATACAAGGTCATGTCTTAAAATCTCGTTGTTGTTGAGAGGTAAATAAAATGGCTGTAGTTGGTGAACTCGCTTCTCCCCGTTACGATACTCAAGAGGTACTTTGTGCCTATCAAGAAGTAACTCTTGGCACAGGTAATGATATTGCTGCTACTGGTGAAATCAAGTGCATTAATGTTCCTGCAAATGCAATTGTTGTTGGTGGATGGCTTAATGTCTCCGATGCAACCACTGCTAGTGTAGACATTCATGTTGGTGATGGTGGTAGTACTGCTCGTTATCTTGCTGATGTAGATGGTGCTGCAACTGGTCTGTCTGCTCTTGTTCCGACTGGTTACAAATATACCACAGCAGATACGATTGACCTTATGATTGATACTGCTGCTCCTGCTGCTGCTGGTCAGGTTGAGCTTTGTGTATATTATATTGTTGTTGGTCGTGCTTGCCACCAGCAACCACCTTTTAATCTTGACGACCAGGTTTAAGGATTAGTTTGTAATGCCAGGGAAGGCATGACTTAGAGGATATTAAATGAATTACAAAAAGTTTAGATCTTCAGATGATTCTGTTAAACGAGTAGTTTATGATGGGATGTACTCATGGGAAGTTGGTAAAGAGTGGGTAAGGCTACCTGAATTTGCATGGAAAGAAGCTTTTGTTTCTGGTTGTGTAACTGAAGATATGGTTGGTAGATGGAATTCAACTGAGGAAAATATGGTTCAACTTAAAGCTATTGAAGATCAAAAAGAACAGAGGATTATGGAAGTTATTCAACAGTTAGTTAATGAGGGTGATCCACTTAAAATGGATCAACTTGGTAAACCAAAGCTCTCAGCAATCAATGAACTTCTTGTAGATAATACTATTAACATTGCTACAAGAAATAAAATCTGGAAGAAAATGCAAGGTTAATGGCAATAACAACTGTTGGGGATTTGCTTACTTATACAAGGCAACAGTTAAACTCTGCAAAGGTCGGTGGAGTTGATACTTATGCTCTTTGGAAAGATGACGAATTAATTAATTATATTGATATTGCTCAACAGGAGTTTAGTCGTCTTACTAAATGCCTTCCTGATAATACTAACTTTACGATTGATTTAGTTGCAGAAACAGCAACTTATACATATGATCCGCAGATCATAGAAATTCAAGGAGGATATACAACAACTTCTAAACGAAGAATTAAATCTATCTCTTTTGAAGAGCTAGAAAAACGGTGGATGTTGAATCTAGATTATTTAGATATTCTTGGTAATTGGGAAGATGATACAGGTATTCCAAGATATCTTATTACTGATTTGATGGGTGGTTATGTTAGAACTTATCCTATTCCGACAGCAAATGATACATTAACATTATATGTATTTAAAGTCGCTGATTCTGTTGATGAAACTACAGATAATTTAGAAATTGAACAACAGTACAGGTTAGGATTGGTATATAAAGTAATGGCTTTAGCCTACCAGAAACATGATGTACTTGAAACAGAAGACATGCAACGATCTATGTTAATGGGACAGAAGTGGCAATCATTTTGGCAGGATGCTAAAGTAACTTACGATCAAAGATTTAATAGGACATAAATTATGTCATATACAGTCAAAGACATAATAACTATGTTCAGACGCAATGTAGAAGACTCTGCTTATTATCCTGATCGTAATATGCCTTCACGATCATCATTATGGTCAAACTATCAACTTATTCAATATTTAAATGAAGCACAAAAAGAGTTTGCAGAAAGAACATTAATATTTAAAGACTCACAATCTTTTGCTCCTGATATTACTGCTGATGATCCTTGGATTGATTTAGATTCAAGGATTTTACGTATTGAGAGGGCTGAATTAGCTTCAAAAGATCAGATTCTTCCTGTTTTAACTATTGAACAGTTTCAAACTCAATATACATCTATTGATTATGGCTATCGAAGAACTACATCTTGGGCTACAAGAACAGGTACTCCACAAGTATTACTTAGAGATATCGAGTTAAATAAATTAAGAGCCTATCCTATTCCAACAGAAGATGATGTTTTGGAACTAACGGTTAGGCGATTACCAATGTCTGATTTAACAGATATTGATGATAGTTTAGAAGTACCACAAAGATATCAGTTTGGGCTTTTACATGGGCTAGAAGCATATGCATTAGCTTCACCACTATTTCCTGTCCCAGATATAGCTATGTCAGCTAGAGTTCGTTGGGAAGAGTTTTTAAATAAATCGGACTCAACTGTAAAGATTCGTACTCGTGGGCCAGGAACAGTTAGATACGGTGGGTTTTAATGGCTGAAAGATACCCTGCAAATGTAAAACTTTCTGGAACAATATCGGGTACAGTAGTTAGCCTTGGTGATGCTGAAAGTGGTTATGTAACTCTTAGTGATCAACAAACAGCAGGGAATATTGCTGATGGTGATACTTTTGATGTAACATTAGAAAAGGATACTTCTAATATTGCAATTTATTATGATGTTCCTTGGACATTATCAACAAATTCTTTAGATTATAGTGCTGGATCTCAAGATACTGGAGCAAGTATAGGAACAGTAGGAGATGGGGATACTGTTACAGTTACAGTATCTATTGGACAAGATGCATTAGAAACAATGGGAAATAGTGTTTCTCCTCCTGCATCTGATGGAAAATATTATGCATACAAAGATGGCTCTTGGGTAGACATAACTGGAAAGATAATCAATCCATGAATAAACTTTTTACTTTACTATTAGTTTTTCCTATATTTGCACTTGCGGCTGAGGGTGATATTCCTATTGAGCAGTCTAGTGGGAATTTCCAATCTCAAACTATTAGCGGAGACGGAACTTTAGCTGCTGATGGTGCGTTGACGATTACTGGATCTGCCGGTGGCTTTGAACTTGGCGGCGACCTCGACGTTAATGGGAACGGAATTACCGCCGGTACACCAGACCAGGATATTACTGTCCAATTGAATGGCGATGGAGCGGCTTTTACCATTATTGGTGACAGTCATGATCCGGCTGATAAGTTAATTGAGGTCTATGATGCACCGGGAGGTAATCGCGTCTGGCAATTGTTTGGCGATGGGACGCCGGATTACTTAGGTAGTATCTCAATCGATGGCTACTATGTTCTAAGCCCGAACGTTTCGGGTGTGAGCCTCAATTGGATAAATGAAATCGACTCCACAACGCAGAATACTCTTGAGAGCACGCTTGAGCTGGACAGTCTTCAGAACCCGGGAGATCTCGACGCAGGCACACTGGGGAGCGGTGCGGCGACCGATGGGCAGGTGCTGACGGCGGATGGTGCTGGAGGGTCTGCGTGGGAAGCTGCCGCAGGTGGCGGGCTTTCGGACATCGTTGACGACACTACCCCGCAGCTTGGAGGAGATCTGGACGTCAACGGACAAAGCATCGTTAGCGCCAGCAATGGCGACATCACAATCAACCCGGATGGCACCGGCAACGTGCTCGCCGGTAACTTCGAGTTCGATGCCGACCAGACCGTCGGAGCTGGTCAGGATAACTACGTACTGACTTATGACAACGCAGACGGGGAGATCAGCCTAGAGGCTGCAGCAGAAGGCGGTATCGGCGGATCGACCGGCTCGACGGACAACGCTGTGTTGCGAGCGGATGGGACAGGCGGGAGCACTGCTCAGGCAAGTCCACTCGTAGTTGATGATGACGGAAAGCTGTTTATCAATACCACAGAATTCTTTTATCACGCGCAAGAAATAGACAATTTCACCGGGACGTTCATGTTCGGTGGCGGCGGCGGTAGCCTCTCCTATGTGACAGGCTTAGACGGCTATTACAATTTGGGATTTGGTCTTTCCGCGTTGCTCAATATTACGGAAGGGGACAGTAACGTCGGCATTGGGTATCAAGCGGGGAAAGACATTACAACGGGTAGCGCAAATACTTTAGCAGGCTATGCCGCTGGCGGGAGTCTCACGGTACAAACTAACAACGTACTCATTGGATATGCCGCTGGAACAAATAGGGCAGCAAATAACGGCGTTGGAATAGGCAAATGGGCGCTGCAAAACAGCGATGGCGACAATAATATCGGCATTTCCAACAACGCTTGCCGTTACGCGGACGGAACGGAAAACATTTGCATCGGCATTCTGGCCGGACAAGGAGTCAGCGGATCATCGGCAGGTGATTACAACACGATTATCGGGTCGCGTGCGGGGCTGGTCTACACGACCGGCGACAAAAATTCTCTGTATGGCTACAAGGCCGGAGATGCGCTGACGACTGGCAGCAACAACATCGTCATAGGCGCAGAAGAGGAAGTCGACAGCGTTACCGGCAACAATCAAATCAACATTGGCTCGCGTTATTTCCACGACCGCATCGAACTGACCGAGCGCAGCAGCGACCCGTCGGCACCAAGCGAGGGTGAATGTGTCATGTGGATGAGCGACGGCACCGGGAAAGGCGATGATGGCGACTTTCTTATCGCTTGCACCGCAGGCGGTTCAACAACTTGGTCTACACTCTTCGATCACTCAGCAGGAGCAGCATTCTGATGCACAAACTACTCATACTCTTGATGCTAATACCCAGCATCGCGCTTGGCATCGGCACCTATACCTACACCGCGCCAGAGCTGGTGCCGGACGAAACAAACGCGATCCTTGCAGACTACGGCTTGGTCATCGAGCTGAACGCGCAGGGCAACCCGAGTTCCGACAGCTATTTCCACGCCACGATTCTTTTGCGTGATGCTGACAACAAGGTCATCGACCGGCAAAATGTCGTCGTTCGCTGGCCGGACATCCCGACGGCACGGCAAGAGGAACTTCGGAACCTTTACGACCTTACGCTGCAGTACGCGATCAATCAGGGGTTGATCCCTGCCGGCACATCAGGAGATGATCTGTAACCATGAGCCACAATTATCATCCAATTCTAATTTTTTTTGGTTGGATTAACTGGCTTCGAGAAAGAAAAATAGCTATCGCTATTGTGCTCTTGGCGCTTTTTATTGGTTTGCTACCTTTCTTTATTAGGTGACAGAAGCTCATTCACATTGGATAAGGGAGTGTGCAGAGCATGTATCTTCTTATAAAGAAGACCTTCATAAACTTTATGGAGAAATAATTATATTGTGTAATTCTGTTGATCATCAAATAGCTCTAAAGATTGTACAAATGTCACAAGAAGTATTGATGATGAATGGAGAAATAAAAACATTATTACATGATTTAGCAAGAGAACTAGAAAGATGAATATTATGAGATCTCCTTTAATGCGTGTCCCGATAATGCGGGATGAAAGGATTGAAGTCACTATATTGCCTGGAATTGTTAAAAATATTGGTTTTAATACTAAGTCTAAAAATCTTATGTTTAAATTAAAAAGATATGTAGGATATAATCAATGAGTCATCAAACTTTATTACAATCATTAGGTGCAGACCATTTATGGTTATTGCAAGAATCTTCATCTCCATCTGCAGATGCTATTGGTTCATTAGACTCTGCAGTTTGGAGCAATGCAGCACAAGACGCTTCAGATGGTCCTGGTTCTTTAACTGGATTAGATGATTCTGTATTAACTTCTAGTTCTACAAGTGGATATATTCAGCCTATTGTTTTAACAACTGCTCCCGCTGCTTTACAAGATATGGGAGAGTCTGGTGGAGAGTTTACTATTGGTGGTTGGATTAAAACTACTAGTTCTGGTGGAACATACGAATTATACTATTCAAGTGTAACTATATTTGAATTTATTGATTTATCATCTACTCTTCCTACATACAATAGTGTACCTGCTGGTATTGGATTAGTTTCTGGTGATAATTTATTTTTTGGTTGCCAATATGGAACTTTAGGTAATAGAAATATAGGGCAATTAGTTTCAAGTACGTTGCCTGCTATTAATGATGGAGACTGGCATTTTTTTGCTATAACAAGAGACGGAACTACTATTAAGGGGTATGTTGATGGTGTATTAGAAACCATGGGAACAATACCATCTGGAGATTATTCTGTAGGCACAACAAATACGAATTTACGTATTGGTGCTGCTTCATTACCGAATGGATCTTCTGTAGATGGGATAATAGCTAATTTTGCAGGTTTTTTTATTGATGCTGATACAGCATATACAAAAACTCAACTTGATAGTTTATATAACTTACTCCCTATACTAACTTCAGAGACTGGGTCTTATGATGTTACTCCTTATGATACTGTTTTAACAAAATTTAATTCTGATGGAGATATAGTTGTTTCAGTCTCTGGTGGATCTTATGTTCTATCTGGACAAGATGTAAATCTTTCTAAATATTCAATATTTAATAATATAGAACATGGCTCTTATATATTTACAGGACAGGATATAAATTTAAAAAAAGCATATTCTATAGCTATAGCCGAGGGTTCATATACTCTAACGGGACAAGATATTTCTGCTGCTAGGAAAGCCAGTTTATCAAATGGATCGTACACATTTACAGGACAAGATCTAAATCTATTAAAAAGTATAATATTTAAAAACTTAGAAAACAGTTCTTATGTCCTATCTGGTCAAGATATATCTTATTATAGAACTCTTCCACTTATTTCATCTGTAGGACAATTTGATTTATTAGACACAGATGCTTCTTTAATAAAGTCTTCTTTATTATCACTAGCAGGAGATTCATATGTATTGACAGGGCAGGATATTGGTCTATTAAGGAAGCTATTATTTGATGTAGATAATGGTTCTTATACTTTATCTGGATATGATCTTGATTTTATTAAAGATTTGTTATTAAACATAGAAACTGGTACTTACACTATATCATCTACAGATATTAGTTTATTATCAAGTCTTTATAATAGGGTAGCATTTGTTAAGTTCAAACTTCGTTGAGGAAAAAATAGATGGCAACTTTTAACAAATTTAATTCTTTTGTAGAGGATGTTGCAGAAGGTGTTCATAATCTTGGCTCTGATGCTCTAACTATTGCTCTCACTGCTGCAGCTAATGCTCCGGTTGCAACTAATGGTCAACTATCTGACCTTACTGCAGTATCAACTACAAACCTAACTGATATAACACCTACTATTTCAAGTTCTAGTCAAACTAGTGGAACTTATAAACTTGTGTTAACAGACCATGACTTAACTGCTTCTGGCGGTTCTTGTGGTCCTTTTAGGTATGTTGTCTTGTATAATGATACTGCTTCTAACGATGAACTAATTGGTTGGTGGGATTATGGGTCTGAGATCACACTTGCTGATGGTGAAACCCTTACCCTTGACTTTGATGGTACTGAAGGCGTAATTCAGATTGCATAATGAAACAGATAAAGTCTGGGGATGAATCATACTCTGTCGATGTAACCTTTTATAATGGAGAAGGTGATTTATCAGTTCCAGCATCAATTTCTTATACTATTTATAATGTAACAGAAGAAGCAGAAGTTGTTGCTTCTACTGCTGTTTCTCCTGCTGCAACATTCACTATTAGTTTAAATGGAGATGCTGTTTTATTGCAAGACAGTTCTAATAAACGAGAGCGTAATCGTATTTGTGTTACAGCAATTGACTCTTCTGGTAATAGTATACCTCGAACCTTTGAATATGAAGTAATTCCAAATACGGATAGTACTTGTGGCTAACGAATTAAAAACCTTTTCTGTTGGTCCTTGGAAACTTGGTCAAAATAGTGTTGCTCAGGAAAATGCAGCAGTATTCCAATTACCTAAACCAGATGCATTATTTCCACAAGAAGGAATTCCACAGTTAACTGCAGCAATTAATGTAGATATAGATAATGATGGAAGAATATCAAGGCGAGCTGGTACTAGTCAATTTGTATCTGGTTCATCTGGACTAAGTGGATTTTCAACTCCAGACTATTTATTGTATCAAGATGGTACATCTCTTTATAAAGTAAATGAATCTACAGGAGACACCACACTATTAACAAGCAGTTTAACAGGAACTAAACTAGAATATCATTGGTTAGCTGGACAAACATTTATGACTGATGGAACTATAACAGCAAGGATTGATGCAGATGGTAACTATACTAATTGGGGATGTTCATCTGCTCCTACACCATCATTATCTGCCGTTGGTGGTGGTAGTCTAAGAGCAGGGAGATATATGGTTGCATGTACATTTGTTGATGGAAATGGAATTGAACATTCAACTAGTAAGGCAGCAGTAATAACTATTACAGAAAATCAGAATATTTCTGTTACTCTAAGTTCTGTTGATAGCAATGCTTCAACAATTAAGGTTTATATAACAGAAACAAATGGAACTGATTTATTTTATACTACCTCTGTTAATGCAAATGCTCTTCCTGCTACAGTGTCTAATTCTGAATATTCTAATGAACCACTAAGAACTATGGAATTTTATCCTCCTATTCCTTCTGATGGATTATTTGATTATAATGGTATGATTATGTTATTTACAGATAATTATATATTTCCATCTTTTGGAGCTAATCATCATTTATTTGAAATAGGAACTACAATCGAAGCAAGACCAACTAATATTAAAGGTGGTGCTGGTTTACGTGGTGGGTTCTGGTCTGTAACAGAAGAAGGTGCATATTGGACTACTGGTGATATTCCTGAAAACTGGGATACAGAACAAAGAGACAATAGAGAGTATGCAAAAGGATCTTTAATTATACCAGGATATCTTATACCAATTGCTGAAACGTCTGAACCTTGTAGTTTATTTGTATCAGAGGATGGACTAATGGTTGGTACATCGGACGGAACCTTAAAACCAATGACAAAAGACAGATTAAAACTTTCTGTAACAGACAAAACAGCAAGTATTATTTATAGAGAAAACAATGATTTAAATCAGGTAATGTTTACACTAAATTAACAAATGTTTACACTAGAAGGTAATCATGACTAGTCCACTCTGTAATACTGGTATTTTTGCTAATGATGTCTTATGTGAAGTAATAGATCAATTAGATGATACAAAAACACTTGCTAATTCTTTAAAGGACTCTGCTGTTGATCAGCTAGAGACTTTTCAAGCTGCTGCACTAAATCAGGTTAGTGGTTATGAAAATATTGATTACTCTGGTCCAGAAGACTCAATTACTTTTTCACCAGAAGCTACAGTAAGGGTAAATATTTTCAATGATTCTGCAAGTGGATTTGAACCTGATTTTTCAGGTACTTTACCATCTGCACCAGACATTCCTGAAGCTCCTTCTCTAGAGTCTGCAGTAGTTATTGAGGATGGACCAGCAGTACCTGCTGCTTATAGTGTAGGGTCAGCAGATACAACTCTTATTGGAGAGGATGGGTTTGATGATGTTTATAACAGAGCTAAGGCAAGAGAAGCAAGGACAAGTTTAAAAGAAGAGCGCGATGCACAATATCTAGCCAGTGCTCAGGGTATTGGCATGGCTAGTTCTGCTATCTTAAAAAAATTAGACTTAGCACAACAAGAAACAAATGTTAAGATTTCTGAAGTAACACTTCAAAGAGAAGCAGAAGAGGCTCTTGCATTAAGAGAAGATGTCAAGACTCTTCATGAACTCAATATTACTAATTGGCCTTTAAAACCACAGCTTGATCAAAGCAAATGGTCTACTAAAGAAGAGCTTGATGTAAGGGCATACGAAGCATATAACAACGCTATCTCTGCAGTATATGGTGCTGCTTCTAATGGTATAGCAGGTATATATAGTGCTCAACTTGATGGAATTATCGGATATATTAATGCTGAGACATCCAGGTACAATGCTAGATTAGAAGCTATAAAAACTAACTTAGCTTATGAAGCAGAAAAACGAGGGTGGAAAGAGGTTGAACTAAGACGAGAATTAGAAAATGCTGAAAAGCAAACTGCATTTGCTCTTCAGAAAGCACAAGATACTTTAGGAATTGTAAGAGAAGCAGAACAAGCTATTGCACAGTTAATGGTTGGGCTAACACAAGGTCTTTACTCTTCACTCGACTATGGTCTGACTGGAACTGGAAATCAGAATGTTAATGAAAGTATATCTAGTTAAATTTAATGACTGGTAGAATTGTAAAACCTATATTTAGAAATAAGAATTCTAGAAATTCTTATAATAGACAGCTCAAGTCATATATACAAAAACAATTCAAAAGGTATGAATCTTTATTACAGACTACTGGACAAAGACATGGAGTTTGGTATAGAGAATTATCGGATGGCACAAAGTTAAAGTTTATAATTAGTTTTCCAAATTATATTGTTAGAGTATTTACACCTCCTGTTGTTGATTCAACTATTCCTATTATATCAGCAGGCTTTCTATGTTGGCCCGTTGCTGATGAGTCAGAATACAACGGATGGGGTGATCCTTTTACTGAAGGTAATAGACCACTTGGAACTATTCAGACATCATTTGATAGACACGATAATAAAATTCAACGACTTGTTACTTATTTTAATGGAAGTAATACAATTACTCATGAAATATCCACTGCTGGTGGAAATCAATATTGGAAGCATCCTGTAACTAATCTAGTTATTAGTTGGACTGATAGCGGTGGTTTTGTATATTGCAATGGTGTGGAAGTTGCAGAGATAGGTGGATCAGTAAGAGCACTATCATATATTGTTGTTTCAGAAGTTCCGTATTTACAGTGGTTTGATGGAAATGATAAAATTTGTCGTCAACGAGCTGTAGTAGATAATGTAAATTTACCAAGAGAATTTACTTCCTTGGTTGATGGAACTAAAGTTGAAAGCAATGCTATTACTAATATTACTGGCTCAACTGCATCTCGTGCGGAATTTAGTCCAAATGCACGTAATTTAGCATTTGCTAATAAAAATGTTTATTTGTATTTAAATGAAGTTACTAATATTCCTGATTCTATAGATGGTGCTTCATTAGCAGCATCTTCAGTTGGGTCTTCTCCTGGCTTAACAAAAAGTGAATTTATTTCAGATAGGGATTATGATAATGATCTCTATTATAATTATGATGTTCGTTATCGTAGTGTTGCATTTTTTCAATATGACTCAGAGAGTTCTTTATATTGGATAGAAGCAGAATCACAAGTAACGAGGGAAGATACTGGAAAAGAGTTAGTTGAAGAAGGACCAACAGTGACTGATACAGGAGAAGATAATTGGTTTTTAAGGGAATATTCAGCTACCGTTTCTTCGCCTGATGCTGAATGCACTGATGTAGATGAAGATGATCCATTTTTCTATGGAAACATAGTAAACTATCAAGAAGGAGAAACTGAATATACTATCTTGCGGCAAGAGAGATCAAGTGATTCTAAAATAGTGTTTTATGAAAAGTCTACAGATACGATTAAATATGAAAAATCAGTATATTCTGATAATTTTGAGTATCTTGATAATAGAATAAATGGTGCTAAGGGCTTAATTCCTGATCAAGCCCAATTAGGTTTTCCAAGTGGTTCTGCACCATTTGATCTTAGGTATGAATATAGTGATATTATTGGTTGTTTTATTGCAGGAGTAAATGAAATTATTGAACCTAGAGAACTAATTCAAGATTTTACAACATGGCCATCTATGTTATCACGTCCAGAAGATGGGTTTATTGCAGAGATAGCGCTTCAAAATGTAACTCTAAATGAAACCGATGAACAGGGTGAATTTGAAGAAACAGATGAGCGGTTTTTAAAGTTGCTTTGTGGATTTTCTTTTAATCCAGTAGTTGTAGCACAGGTTGAACAAGATTTTGGAGATTTTAGTATAATTAATGATTCAGATGAAAAGTATCCACTTGTTCCAAGTGGTACTTTTACCCAATCTGACGTAGAAGAAAATGCAGAAATAATTTTAGCTGATGCAATTCAGCTTGATTTTACAGAAGGAGTAAATGTCGCTTGGGATACTGCTTATTGTACTATTTTACCTCTTCCAAACAATAATTATGTAGCAACAGTCGAAGGAAGGCCACTTGCAAATTCCTCACAATCTGATAGATATAATATAGGAATATATACACTAGGAGATTTAAATCAGTTATTATCAATTGATGGTTTCACCGATCCACGAAGTGCAAATATTGAAAAGCTTGCAACATATTCACTTATAAGTTGGACAGAGACAGAGTAAAATAATGTCAATCTACGTAGTTAATACAAATACAGGTGGTATATCAGAGTATACTGGTATATCTTATTCTGTTTTAATTGAAAGCAATGGTACTACTTATGGTGTAAACTCAGATGGACTGTATAAATTTACAGGTGATAGTGATTCTGGATCTGACATTGACGCACATATTACAACTGGATATATAAATTTAAACAGTAATCAGTTGAAAAGATTTAATCAAGGTAGTATAATTATCTCTTATGAATCAGATGAAACTGGTAAACTCACTCTTTATAATTCTACTGATGGAGTAGATGACACTGATTATTATGATGTATCTATTACTGCTACTTATCCAGAAGCATTCAGACCAGTTGTTTGGGATGGTATGAAAGCTAGGTACTGGAAGTTTAAATTAGAAAACACCAGTGGTGCAGATTTTAGGCTTGAGGATTGGTATATTAATCCAGTCTTCATTGGTAGGCAAATTAAGTAAAGGTAAAATAAAATGGCTAGAATGCAACGTAAGCGCCCAACTTCTCGTGTTTCTCGTTCTTCTACTTCTCCTCGTATGACTCGTAGTAAAGTTAAGTCTGATAAAGCAAAGAAAGAGTATATGCAAAAAGCATATGATTATTCAAAAAAGAAACGTGCTGAACAAATGAAATCCAAGACAGATGCAGCAAGGAAGGCTTCTCCTCGTGTTGATCAGCCAACAAGTATGCTTAAGAAAGGAACAATGGGAATGGCTGCAGATAAAACAGTGGGTCAGAAATCAACAAAAGCAGGTACTTATCCTATTTATAAGAAAAAATCAGATTCAGCAAAGAACTTTAGATCTGCATTTGCTGATGCACGTAAAGCAGGTAAGAAAACATTTACTTGGCAAGGAAGAAAGTATACCACAAAGGTAAAATAAGATGGCTGATAAAGATCTTGAAGAAGCCAAAAAGAGACGCAGTTTATCACAAAGTCTTAAGTCTGTTGGAAAAGCTGCCCTTAGTCCAGCACGGTTTTTAGGTAAGGGATTATACAATGCTACCCAAGCAAACGTTGGTAAAGGTGGATCAGCATTATATAAGCAACCTTCTTTTCAAGGAACTCCTGCACAACGTAGGGAAGGTGGTGCTGGTGGATCTGTAAATAATGCTGGACTTGGGTCTGCAATGGGTGGAGATCCTAATCGAGTAACACCAGATACATCGGGGTTTAATTCACCTGATCGTAGTCCAATGGACCCAAGGATGAAACCAAGAGCAGGATTATCTGCACCAGTACCGTCTTTTAACAATAGTAATATCACAGACGTTGTTCGTCCTGATTCTGTTTCACCTAGAAATCGGATGGCAATGGATGAGTTATTAGATAGGCAAGCAACAATAAGGGCTAATCAGTTTGGTGAAACAGGATCTTTTCAATCTGGTGGTATGGAATCTTCAGGTTTAAGTCAGCAAGTTCCTGGTGCAACTGAATATGTTCCTGAAGGTGCTGGTGGTTCAATGATTGATATTGGTACTGCTCGAAGGAATAGGGAACTCACTGCAAGAAATAATTTTGAGGAAATGATGAGGAAAGCTAGGAATGCTTCTTTAAGTCTACCACGTAGACAAAGGGGAGATTACTTAGCCGATGCTAAAGAAGAAGCAGCAGAAACTTATAGAAAAACTCTTGGTTTACAAACAAAGGCAGACATAAGAAGGGATGAGTTAGCTAGTGATGAAAGGTTAGCCCAACAGGAATTTGGTTTAGAGCAAATGGGCTTACAGCAAGAAAGGGAGAAAGATTTATATACAGCAGAAAGGCAAGGAGAAATGGACCGACGTAAGATGTTATCGGAAGAGACTGAATTTGAAAGAGATACAGCAGAGTTTGAAAGAAAAAGACAGGAAGGAGAAGTTGATCGTTTTAATAAGTTTTTGGAGACTTATGGAAATATGCTTCAAGACATGCCACCAGAAACAAGGGCAAGGCTCTTAGCTGGTTTTGGTCTTGATCAAAGTTGGCTAGATAGACTCCCAGAAGGTAACATTTTTAAGCCGTAAATAAAATGGCAACAAAAAGACAAGAGACTCTTGTAGATGTTTATCGAAAAAGCTTAAGTAGACCAGTTAGACCTAAACAAACTACTTCTTCTTTTTCTACTGGTGTTTTTCAACCGGATGAAGATTATTTCAATCAATTAAGAGAGCAAGAAAAACAAAGACTGGCTCAGGAAGAACAACAAGCTATTGCTGAAGATTCTGAATTTCTACTTGATGATTATGCACAAGTAGCGTTAAAAGGACTTGGACAAGGAGTAGCTGGAATCCCAAAAGGACTTGGGATAGCTCAATCTGCAATTGGTCGTGGTCTTGGTTTTGATACCAAGGCTGAAGAAACTGCTCTGTATGGTGCTGGTGAATGGGTTGAAGATTTATTTACTGGAGATAATATTGCTCCAGAAATACAAGAGGAATTTGGTGGTAAAGTAGCAAATGCTCTTGGGCAGATTGCTAGTTTTCTTATTCCTGGTGGTTTAGCTGGTGCTGCAGCTAAGGGTGTTGGTGCTGGTCTAAAGGGAATCTCTCGTGCATCTACTCTCGGTACTGCAGTACAAGGTGCTGGTGTTGGTGCTGCCGGTTTGTATGAAGAGGCTGGAGAGTTTGGACAAGAAGAAGGTACAAGATTATCTGCTGCTGGTGGTGGTGCTCTTCTTGGTTTAACAGAAGCAATACCTTTTATTGGAGCAATTGGAAAAGTTCTTGGTCCTGCACAAACTACCTTATTAGCAAAAACACTGAATAACTTTGTTGCTCGTGGCGCTTATGAAGGGGTACAAGAAGGGTTACAAACTATTGGAGAAAACTATATAGCTAAGGAAGCAGTTGGTTATGATCCAGACAGAGCACTATTAGAGAGTGCTACAGAAGCTGCTCAGGTTGGCGGTACTGCTGGTGTTATTGCTAATGCTATCCTTTCTGGTTTAGGATATCGTGTTCGTAGGAACAGAGATACTGGTCAAACAGAAATTACTGATCAGCAAGATAATGTTGCTGATCCTACTTCAACACTTAACCGTGCTTCACAACAAGCTAAAGTAGCTAAGGAAGTTCAAGAACAAACTGAATTTACCACAAATGAAGTAAAAGAAGCTGCTGAAACATTTAAGCAGTATCGTAATACTGATGATATTCAAGAACAAGAGATTGTTATTCAAACTAGAAATAGTTTACTAGATAAACTACAATCTGAGAATATTGTTAATGCAAGAGTAAGAAAAGAGTATATTGATGCTCTTAAGCTTTCTGGTTTAAGTGAGCCAGAGATTCAAGAAGAATTATCAAATCGTATTTCTCAAGCAGAAGATGAAAAAGTAAAAGAGAATCTTGAGAAGTCAAGAGATATTATTTCTTCAAGCAGAGCAGAAAAAGGATTAGAGAGAGCAAGAGCTTTTGGTATTCAGACTGAGCAAGTTCCTACTACTGGTAATCCTGTCAAGATTACAAGAGGTACTAGGGAAGAGCTTAGGGATATACAAAGCAGATATAAAAGTCTTGGTTATAAAACTCAAATTAATAAAAGAGGTAAAACCTTTACTCTTACTGTTTCATTAAAATCAGAAAAAGGAGAAGAAACAGATGGGTTGCGGATGCAAAGACAGGAAGCTCGTAGAGCAGAAGAGGCTACGGGTGCTGAAACAGAAGGAAGAGTACAGGAAGAGGAGACAGCAACAACTCCAGTCCAAGGAGAACCGGCCACAGAACCGGCCACAAATGTAGCTCCAGAGGCCTCTGTAAGCCCCGTAGAGGCTGTTACAGAGCCTACCCCTACCCCTACCATTACTGAGCCTGTAACCCCCGATAGGGTACCCCCTGTAGAACCTGTAGAACAGGCCACAGAACCTACCACACAAGCAGTAGAAGAAGCCGCTACAGAGATACAAGAAACTCCACAAGAAGCTCAAGAAACACTTGAGCAAGCTCCTGTTGAAAAAGAAACCTCTATTGCAAGTGATGAAGAATTATTTGAAAGGGTTGAAAAGCTAGCGGATGATATGTATGAGAAAGATAAATCACTTTTTCAAAAACTACAAAACTATTTTATAACTGGAAAAAACAAACCAAGTGAACCAACTGTATTATATAGAGGTGTTCCGCGAAATACTCCAGTAAGATCTCCAGAATCAGTTGCGTATGAACATGTTACTCCTTGGGGAAGAGTTGCTATAAGTGGTGGTAAAATTGGTGGACCACAAGATGTAGACATTATTGAATATACACCACAGAAAGGACAAAAATATTATCGTGGTGGATCTTTAGAAGGTGATCCATTAGAAAGAACTGCTATTGGTAGTGCTGAAGGATATACCTGGGATCAAGCATTAAAAAGAGCTAAACAACTATATAACAGATATAAAAACAGAGCTATTAAACAAGCGGATTATTTAGATAATCTTTCTCCAACTGAGAGAAAAGCTGAAATAAAAGATATTGAAAGACGTGCTGCTGAAAATGCAGTAAATGATTTTATGAATGGTACTTATGAAACCGACGCTCTTAATAGGCCAGGAAAATGGGTTGGTAAAAAATTACCAAGAGTATTAAACAGAATTCAACCTAAATTAAGAACTAAGGAGGAAATAGAAGCAGATGATACGCAAGAAGGGCAGCAAGTATTGCGTTCAGAGCAAGAAGGGACGCAACCTGGGATGCAGCAAGAACAAGGCAGGAGCCAAGAAACGACTGAGACAAGTGGAGTACTTCAAGAACAAGAAGAAGTAGAATATCCTTATGAAGTTCCACCGGGAAAAGTTAGAAAAGCATTTATAGAAATCCAAGATGAAGCTGAAGGCGGTGGTAATTTCTTACTGGAGTATACTCCTGAAAGGTGGAAAAGAGCACAAGAAGGTAAAAGATTCTCTTCTAAAGGAGAAAGAGGAAAATGGAGTGGTAGGGTTATTCAAGCTGAGAATATACGTAAAGCAACAGATATTCAGTATGAGACTGATATAGGATTAACTATACAAGAACATGAAGCATTTATAAAAGAGCATAATACTAAACGACCTAAAGAACAAGAAAACTTAGTTACACAAACAGCAGAAGGCCAAGTAACTCCAGAACAAGTTAAGAAATTCTGGAATAAGTCTCCAGAAAACAGAGAGTTAGTCCTTGCTGAATTAAATAAGAGGGGTCTAATTAATCCTTCTGAAAATAAATATGTTGTAAGAGCATCTTGGGATGAACTAAATCAAGAAGATAATGATGCTATTGTAGAAGTATTAAATGACTTTAAGAAATCTATAGAAACAAGAGACTTTGATAACCAGTCTTTTGAAGTATTACAGAATGATTCTCAACAAAGTCCTGCTGTTGTATTAAGTGAAGTTAACAAGATCAATAATTTCCTTAAGTCTAATCCTAACCTGGATGATGTAAATTTTTATTTCTTTTCTAACCCAAATGAGATTCAAGATGATTTTGTAAGAGATAGGTTTATTAATCAAAAGCCTAGAGCAATGTTTGTCTCAGGTGATGGTAAGTATGGTGTTTATGTTGATTTAGCAAGGTTCAAGAATAGTGACCGTATTAAGGGTGCCATTATCCATGAGTTAGTTGGACACGTTGGATTAAGAAAAACCTTTGGTCCTGCTCTTGATAGGTTCCTCGATAATGCAGTAAGGAATAAACGCTTACGTACTGCTATGCAGAATAAGCTAGGAAATAGGTATTCTAAGCTATCAGACCGAAGAAGAATGGAAGAATATATTGCTGAGTTAGCAAGGGAGAAGTTTGAGACTGGACAATTAAGCAACAAACTAGAGAACTCTTTCTTTAGTCGTCTGGTTGCAAAGATCAAACATATTATGATGAAACTGTCTACTAAGGTTATGGTTACTGATAAGAATATTGAAAGTATTATTAATAATAACTATAATAATCTTATTGCTGGTAGAAAGGTTGTTGATACTCCTCCTATGATATCTGATGGTAACTATGCATTTATGGATAATACCATGTCTGATACTGAGATTAATAATAATCTTGGTGAGTCTATTGCTTCTGCTACTCCTATTGAAGAGATTGATATTGGTATTAAGAATGCTGGTTCTAGAGGAGTTATCCGTGATAACTATAGAAAATATTCTAATAAATTCCTAGATAGTATAAACAGAAGGTTTAAACTCTCTGGTATGGCTAATGTTAATGATAGAAATACTATTAATATTCTTGAAAGAATGGCAGCAGGTAAAATTGATAATATTAATGATAAAGCAATTGTTCTTCAGAAGAAATTGTTTAGACCACTAATTAGGGTTAATAAAGAACACGTTCTCCGTAAGATTCTTGCTGCTTGGCAGAATGGTACTGTATCTGATTTATCTATTGATCAAGATGGTAAGGTGCTACAGTCAGAATATGATGCTTTCTTACAACTAACTGGTATAAATAAAAACGATCTTAATCTTGAACAACTTAGTCTTATCAAAGATTGGAATAATGAGCTTATTGCTCAACAAGGTTATCTTATTGAGAATAATGATCTGGATGCAACTACAAATAAAACACTAGAGAGTATTGGTACATACACTGCAAAGCTCTATGAAGAGTTCTTTGATCAATACAGAGGATCTGGTCTCACGCCTAGTATTAGAGCATATCTAAGACATGCTGGTCCAGATGTAAATAAGCGTGTAGATAAGATCAATGATCCACAAACTATCCTCTTACATTCAGTAATGCAGATTGCACATGATTCTGCAAAGCTGACTCTATTTGATCAGATGATTGATATCTCTAACCAATTTAATAAAGGTTGGGTATTAGGTAACTCTGATAGAGTTCCGATTGAACTGAATGCTTATCCTTTCAATCTTCCTGATGCTGAAGTTACTGACCTTGGAACAGTAAAACATAACCGTACTTATGCTGGTTATATGAAACTTCTTGATATGTATGAGACAAAGTTAAGTAAGGATTCTACTGCTGCTGATGCACCTTCTCCAGATATGATTATGGCTATGCGTGAAGATGTTAAGGTTCTTAAAAACCTGACTGAAACACTTGGTAATGAGATTGCTAAAGAACAAAATATTACTAAAGAAGAATTAGACGACAAGTATATCTTTATTGATCCAAAGAAAAGACAACACAGTAACCTTGGTGATCTAAGAGGAATGTGGATTGATAGAGAGATCTACCAGTCCTTCTTTGGTACTGATCCTGACATGACTGCAGACATGGGTAGTTTGGTAGATAATCTACTCTCTACTCGTACAGGAAGAAAGATTGAAAAGTACAATGCAGCATGGAAAGCTGGTAAAACACTGTGGAATATTCCTGCTTATTGGCCCAGAGCATGGATCGGTACAGCTATGATGATGGATATGGCAACAGATACAAATAGCTTGACAATGGCTAAATATTATGCTAAGGGAATTAGAGAAAGGTCAGATCAAAAGAGAGCTGAGAAGTTTGCTGGTAAGACTTTATATGAGTGGGCTATTGAGAGTGGTGCTGGTGCTACTAGCTTTGGTGAAGGAGAGCTTTACCAAATCAATAATATTTATACTACCAATGAGATGAGGAAAAGGACTAATGCATTTAAGAGAGAAATAGATAATCAAAAAACTATCTACTCTAAACTTCCTCATATGGGATTTATAATGATGTCTGAGAACAGCGCAAGGATAGTGAATATGTTATCTCGTGGTACTCAGAACCTATCACAACTTAATGCTACTATGGACCTTGACTTTAAGTCTGCTCTGATGAGAGATTTTATTGAAAAGTATAGAAAGACAAACAAAGGAACTCCTGCAGCATTAGATAAGCTAAATGAAAATCAGATGAAATATCTGATGAATAAAGCACTAGAGTTTGCTGCTACTGGTGTACCAGAATATAATATCAATATTCCTAAAACAGTAGAACAACTGAGAAGGTCTCCTTTTGGTGCTCCATTCTTGACATTTAACTACAAACTCGGTGGTATGATGGCTGATGCTGTTATTAACAGACCACAGAAATTTATCAAGTATCCGCTTCTAGCGTATGGTCTGGTTCAGATGGCACAGTTGGCTAGTGGCATGACTGGAGATGATTATGAGGAAGCTGCTAAAGCTTCACCAGCTTGGACAAAGAATAAAACTGGTATTATTCCTATACCACTTGGAAGAGATCCAAATAATGACATGACTACACTGGATCTAAGTTATGTAGTTCCTATGTTATTCTATGTGGATATGATCAGGAATGTAGCCAGTCCTCCTCCTGGTGAATCTTCACTAGGTAACATGACAAGAGCATCTATCGATGAGATGGGGCTGTTTGGTGGTGTTGTGCCACAGATTATGGCAGCTAGTGTGACTGGAGTAGATCCATTTACTAAGAGGGAGATTGCCCCGGATGGATTATCTGCTTCTGAAAAAGGAATGGCTTGGGGTAAGCACTTCTATAATCTGATGACAATCCCTGCTCTTTCTAATTCTGGTGCCCTTGGAGATTTCTTCTCACAAACTGGAATAAGTAATGAGTTTGGATTTGGTAATGATGAGTATAGTCAGTTTGGTACTGATAAGCAATCATGGATGTCTGATCTAGTTACTAATATGGGATTCAGTGTACGAGACTATCGTCCTGTTGAGCAAAGAATACAAAATAAAAAATGGGTTGAGTATCAAGTACGACAAATTGATAGAAGAATTTCTGAGCTACGTAAACAAGTAGCTACAAGAAATATCTCACAGGAAGCTGGGATTAAAAAGATCAAGGAAGCAATGGCGAGAAAACAACAATTCAAAAAAGAAGCACTTAATTACGTGGGACTACAATGAATGATAATTACAATAAAACAAAAGATGATATACAACAGAATCAGATTAACAGACTTGTTGAAGATGAATCAACTGTAAAGAAACTAATTATAGGAGTAGGTGTTGTAATAATTTCTGCTAGTATACTTGGGATGGTCAGTCTTTATTTTGAACTTGCAAAAATGCAACAGTCTTTTAAAGATCATGAGGATTTTGCACAATATCATATAAATGCAATAAATAACAATAGAATTGATATTAATACAATTGTTAAGGAACTTAATAGAATTGATAAAAACCAACAGGTTTATGGTTATAGGTTAAATGATATTGATGATAAGTTAGATGAGATTCTACAACTATTAAAAAAGAGATAATATTATTTTTCTTCTGCAACAAAAGTGTTTTTGTGTCCTGTTGTTTCAGATTGTGTACCTTCTTTGCCAATGAAAACGCTAGGCTCCATAACATTACTGCTTGAGATATAGCCATAGGCTTCTCCTTCTTCAATATTGCTTAATGCTTTCATGCCGAAAGACACATTTTCTTTGCCTCCTATTTGTTCGGCTGAGCGTTCTGATTGGTGCAGAGTTAGTCCAACTATTCCGCCAAGAATTAAAGCTGAAAACGCAACGAGGATAGCCCAAAGAATAAGTAGTGGCAACCCTTCCGGGAATTGATGATGCATCATAAATGCAGCACTGTACCAACCAAGGACAAAGAAGGCATAAATAGCTAGAAAATGTTCAAAAAAGTTCATTTATTAGGTTTCCTTTTTAAGAAAAAAACAATTAGGAGTACTTTTTAATAAGATTGTCTAACTCGTTTTCATAATATTTCTTTATCATTTTATAATAAGTTACTTTATCATCATGAGTAAGTATATTTTTATATAGAGAAGAATTTATTAGAGTAGTTTTACCAAATATAATCCATTTTATATAAATATGGTAGTGATCAATTACTTCTCCAATATTAGTTTCTTCAAGTATAAGATCAATTTTTATTTCTTTTAAATATTCTTGATATCGTTTAATTGCTCTTCTTTTATCTGTTAACCAAACTGATCTAGCCATAATCAATTCCTTTGCCCGCATCCTTGCGGGCTTCTTTTTATCAATAGATTTTAGTTACAACAATCCCAAGCCAGAAAAGGATTAGGGTTACTAACAACAACAGCTTAAAGTTCAATCTCTGATTGCCTCTCAACTTCTTCAAAGTATCCAACCACATGCCACCCACTATGATAATCAGTGTCATCATAGGCTGCAAGAATAGCACCGTCTTTCCTTACAGCTAACATATATGGTGTTACTTGCTCATCTTTTAAACAAGCATGTTCGTTTACAACGATGTCTCGTTTCCAAACAATATCGTAATACTCGGGATCAGTCGAAAGACCAAATACATCTGCACCTTTAAATACTACTTCTTTCATGGTTGTTCTCCACGGAAGTCTAGAATATAAATCATCTCAGCAGAACGACCTTCACTTGTTAGTAATGACTTTTGTAATGAAATCAATGTAAGAGGATCAGGGTGATCAATTACTACCCGTGTACCATTTCGTAACTTGACTTCAATCTCAACTGGAGCATTTCGAAGAAAGCCTATACGGTATTGCATAGGAACTCCATTCTCATCTAGATATAGCATACTCTGCATATCATATGCTGCGCCATTAGTTCCAGCCACTGGTGTCATAAATCCCCAATGAGCAATCCAGTTTGCCATTTCACCAATATTGAATGAAACGGAAAGTAGCATTTCATAGATTGGAGAACCCCAAGCCATCATTCGCCCTTTGATTTCTCCCCCGACGACATAGCTATCGTAAACTGTACATCCGACTTCTGGAACAAGATCATCCGCAATGATTTCTGTATCAATTGGAATAAATTCACCCATCTCATCAGTCGGGGGTGTCATAACTACGACGGGTGGTACTTCCATTGATTCGGCATCGCAGATCCAAGCTTGTACCCGCTTTAGTTCACGATCTCGTACAGTTTCAGCAGATGCACCGCTGACCATGAGCATTATCAACACGAACAAAGCAATAGCTTTCATTTTAAATCTCCTTTATTAAAAGTTCTTTACGAAGTTTAGAACAAAGTTCTTTGACTGAATCAACCTCCTTCTCCCTTTGACCATTATCCAAAATAACTACAAGGTCTGAGTTTTGGATAATTTGCTTATTACGTAGATAAAAATATTTTGTATTAAATTTACCTCCTTCCATTGCAATATTATTTAGTTCATGAGAAACCTTAGTCCAAGGTTTAAATATAACAAAATCATACTCATCTTTAAGATAATAATAAACAATCTCCTGTACTCCCTTAGCTCCTCCCCAAAGGAAAGTAATATATCCCGCATCTATACTACCCTCATTTTGGATTATCGAATCAATAGTACTCTTTACTACACTTTCATCTGTTACATTACGTTGTCCAAAAACTGATACCTTCATAGATCTACTCCAGGTTTTAATGGTTTTTTCCACGCATCAGGAAAGTAATCTTTGTCGTAAACTTCTCCTGTTTTATTTGATTTAAATCTTGTAAAATTTCCACCTAATGGAAATCCCAACCAATGTTCTAGCTCCCATATTTTATGTTGTTCAATAGGATATAAATCGTCTAGTTTTAAATTACGTTTATTTAACTCTTTCTCACTTGGTGCTACTGCTTTCCTATAGTTTTTTGCTGACATTTTATGAAGAAATACATTCAGGATAGTCTTGCATCCTGTATCTACATCCCTTTTAAAAACAATGTGTATATATAGTCTAGTTTTCATCTACTGACTCACTGTAATTTATCTCAAGCTCTTTAACTGTATATTCTGTTTCTCCCGGTTTAATCCACATAAGTTTATATCTGTGCCATTCGTCTCCCATTTGATTCATTACTTTTTGGTATTCCGATAGTTCAATTTCGTTTAAATGCACTAAAGTTCTACAATTTGGACATTCACCAGATGCCGGTGTGTTCAGCATATTGTAAGAGATATTCCAATTATCAGGAAATTTAGATTGAAACACTATATCCCCTCTCTTACACTGAGGGCACTTTATAGGATATCCATAAATCATCCCGTGTAAAATTCTTTCTAAAGCATATTCGTCATACTTCACATAAACCCCCTGTACAAGCTTTCTCTGATGCTCCAATAGTCATATCATGAGACTCATACTTATGCAATAAGTTCCAATTTACTGTCTTAGGCATCTTTTTAAGCCAGTTATTATACTCTTCTTCTGTTAGATCCTGATAAGGTGCTTGTTTATATACATGGTCAAACCGTGGTAAGAAACTGATACCGCTAATAGCATCAAAGTTTTTATATACCCATGCACCAACCTCTAACCACTCATCATCACCGACCGAGACAGTGATACTGGGCTTATGTTCACACCAGTAGGTCTGATAGATTTTCCATAGTTCAAGTTGCTCAATTGCAGTCATATCATTTTTTGTAATTGCATTGTCGGGAGACTTGATTGGAAAATAAAATACATAATTATTACTATTCGTTTCATTAACTTCGTATGGAAATCCCATCTCGATCATAGTTTGAGACAATGGGTCTTTGATATCGTTCCGTACAGATCGAAGATAATATTTAGAATGTCTTGGATGAATACCACTTGCACTATCTACTAACTGGGATACAGTACCCGAAGGCTTCACACAAGTAATTGCAGCACTTTGATTGATTCCAATTTTCTGTGATACTTCTTTATTTGTATCGATAGAAACTTTCTTTAAGTCTATTAGCCAATCTTTTAGAGACAACGATCCATAAAGTTTTTCATACTCTAAATTACGTATCCCTCTTTGGTGTGCATTCTCATAATCTTTATCGTTATCTCCAGATAACATAGGATGATCCATTATACCAGTTAAACTAACGCCAAGCAACCTTTCTTCTTCAGTGTTTTGCTTCCATTCTGGATTGAGATATTTAAAATTAGTTAAAGTCGATTGAAGTGTTCCAAGGATTGTAGCGAGTTTAACTTTACGTTCAAGGTCTTTAAATGTATCTCCATTTCTACAAACAACCTCGGATAAATTGCAAAACTGTTGGTCTCTAAGTATAATCTCAGAGCATGGGTTAGTTCCGAAGTCTCTATTAGCATCTCTTCTACCAATCCTCTCAACTTGTCGTTTAGAGGCTGTACGGCTAAAGATTCCTCTTTCTCCTGACTTGGATTCAATAAGTGCTGACCATTCTCTGATGAAGGTTTCTGCATCTGGTTTCTCTGTGTAACAAGCTGAATTATTGGATAGTTGAAATTCTGGATTACTTACCCACCAGTCTCCAGATTTAGCATGTCTCATTCTATCATCGGACAAGTTGCTGAGAGAAATGAGAGCAGACCTACGAACACCACCAACCACCACAATATCCGCGATCTTGCAAACAAGCCCATGCACTTCAATAGATGACAACTTCCTACCAACAGCAGACTTAAACAAATTAACGCAATAAGAAAACAAATCATTTAATGGTCCTGGTCCAGACGACCTTCCACCGAATGTTTTAAGGACTGATCCAGCGGGACGAATCTTAGACGTGTCCCATTTGACATCAAAATTACCATTGTAGAGTTCAACAATAAGAATTCTGAGTGCGGATGCCCATCCATATTTAGAGTCCTCCACAATGATCGTATTTGTCCGCCTTTCAACATAGGAAAGCTCCTCTTTGTCAACACCTGGAAAGTTTTTATTATTCCTACGATAAATTGACTTGTTTAATGGCTTTCCAACTGTTGGGAGATTATTGATGAATTGTCGTTCTACACTGAATCCAACTCCAGTTCCACATAGAAGAATATAAAAAATCTCATCAAATGTGATAGGGTTCTTTAACTGGATTCTGATTGGTTCATCAAAACCAAGATCTTCCATCTGCTGATTATAGATCTCTAGGTGTGCTCCACGCCCTTGTAAGGCTGCAAAGCTACAGTTGTACCCTGCTACATTATCACGGTCTAGAGCAGGCCCAGCAGTCCATAGAGAGCGCATAGAAGGCATTACTTCTAGGTTGTAGATAGCATCATATAGTTCTTCATATATTGACCTACCAGTATCCTTGTAAGTATCTGCCATAAAAAATGGATATTTATCATTCCAGAAATTAAGTAATCTCGTTACTGTTTCCTCCCAAGTCTCACGTCTTTGCTTGTCTTCCAACCATCTAGAGTATCTAGACAGATGGATAAACTCTGAGTAGTATGGTAATGATGTATTTTCAAAGCTCATGTATTTTCCTTTTCAAATTTCTTTTTTAACTCTTCAAACTTTTTCTTTTCTCTTGCTTCTTTAGCAAGTCTCCTTTTTTCTTTTTCTTTTTCTTCTTCCTTTTTTATTCGTTCTTGTTTCTTTTTAAATTTTTCTGACTCTTTCTTACATTCATTAATTAAATTTGGTACATTATCAAATTCTTCTGGAATATATAGCCTATCTACCCTTTCAATAATAGAATAATACGTATTATATGGTAGTTTGAGATTTCTGAGCCAGATATTTAATAGGTCATATTCTTCGTTTGTTACTACACTCCAATCAGTTATGGAATGAATAATTTTATTTTCAAATTCATAATTATTAAGGTCATCGTTCCACTTAATAATAGCAATATACCGATGTTTATCCATCATTTTTCTCCAACAATTTTTCTACTTTAATGTAGTCTTCAATCTCTATGCTATCTAAAAATTCTTCTAATGCATTGTCAAGATGTTCTTTAACAAGAGATTTTACTTTATAAGCATACATTGTATGGTCTTTATCATATACAAGATGATATCTTAGGTCTTTATTAAATTTAATATACCCTATACGCGGGAACAGTGATGTACGCTCTTTGCTAAAAGGCTTATATAAATCATTTATTATAATTCTTAAGCTTTGATCACCAAGACCACGTAATATAAATAACTTTGAGAAATCATGCTTTATAAACTGACTCCTTATAATATCTCTATATGATTTATTCATACTCAATTAATCCAAGTTGGATAGAATCTTCAAAAGAAAGTTCAGTTTTTAAAACCTCTATATGCTCTTCTAATAACTTTTCTATTGTAATACGTAAATAAATTTGATAGTTTGATTCAGTATATTTTAAAAAATCAGACTTTTTTTTCTTTTTATAATTTCTATAAAACCCATCTCGTATACGAGTACCGATTAACATTCCAATTTCTAAACTATAATTTAATTCTTCTATTTGAAAATATGTTTTTGAAATATCTAAATTAGGATATTTATGATTAACCAACCTTGAAAATATTTCATTTCCTACTTTATAAAGTTGATTTATATTAGTTATCAATGCCATAATACTTTTCCATCTCATCAATCAACATTCGAATAATGTTAAGGCTATATCCTTTAATCTCTCCTTCTGCCCACGTCCACTCTTGTTTATCTGTATCGAATCTAACTGCTTTAATCCGTCCCTGGATTAAGGATGAAGGTGGTTTAAATGTTTTGAGATACCGTAACATCTGATCTTTTGTCTTTAACTCTTTCATCCCAATACTCCGTTAGTATTTTTTGTTCGTTTGTATCTGGATTAATCCAAAGTTGATCAACAGCCCATTCAACAACTACTTCATCTGTATCTGGATCAACTCTACCTGAATGTGGATAAGGGTTACTTGTTTGATGCATTGTGAACATACTCTTCTACCGTTGTTGTTTCGAGGAAAATATACTGTTCAATGTCAACTACTTCAATTAATGTGTCGTAATTATATGAACATATATTGACTATTTTATGGAACCAATCTGGAGAGTTATTTTTATATGAATAATATCCACGAGCAAGCATTTTATCATCCTCAGTACATCCAATAGTATAATACCATCTTAATAATTCACAAAGTTCTCTCCAAGTCATAATTGTTAACTCTGTACATTTCGAGATTCTATTACATATATCATTTGATTTATGCATTCATTTGCTTTTTTAAGATCATCTAGTCCATTCTTATCAAACCACCTCATAAGATACTTAATTGAATTGGCATAGTCATAAAGAAGATCATCTGGATATACACCTGATACAAGTAAATTTTCTAACCTATCATTGATTAAATCTCTGACTTCATTAATTTCTTTTGTAAACTTATAATGAGATGGGTTACTAATTAAATCTGATTCTTTGCCCATTCTATATCCTTTTTATCAAATTTACTGTTTACTAACTTTGAATATTTCCTAGTCTTCTCTTTTGTCTGTGGAGACTTATCCCAAGGTGGACTATTAGACAACCATATCTGGATAAAGTTCCATGATTGCTCTATACCATCGTGTGGAAGTGTACACTTAGAACAATCTTTCATAATCTTACCATACTTGTTCTCGAAAGTTTCATATGGGCCAGGACATTCCAGGTGTAGTAGTGGACAGTAGCAGAAAAGACAATTGAAATCTCTTTTAATATTTTTATGGCAAGGATAAAACTCACAAGTATAATTAGTAAATCCTTTGAAGTTATTCATTTTCATAAAATCTTAATTGAGCCTTGAGTGATTCAATCTTAGCTTTTTTGAATTCCTCCTGATTAAGACAAGGATAAAGATGTTTTGCTAACACAAGGAAAAATTCAGATTCTGTAAATGGCTCAGGCACTTCTGCTTCATGCTCAAGAGTCCAACCATGTTCGTATACAAATTCTTGTGCTGCACTACGAAGCGCACTGGTTACATCATCAGGTAAACTAACAATTGGTTCATCAATGTAATTATCGTCTAATTTTTTCATGATAAAATCTTACACTCCGATTTTTGAGGAACAGGGATATAGTGTACTTCAAGTGGATTATTTCTTGATCCAATCCATACCCCTGCTATGAATGTGACTATAACAATTACAAAAGTAATAGTGTTATCAAATTTACTACTCATCTAATTTCCTTTAAACTATATTGAACCCAATAGTCTCCACTGGACTTAATTTCTACATCCGTAGTATTTGGTTGCTGACCAAGTATAAACCAAAGAACAGTCCACTGTGCCCGTGTCCAAGTGACTGCAACTTTTTCTAATTTATTTATTGTATAAGTCTTATCGCTCATTACCATCCCCTCTAATAACATCCCTATTTTGTCGATCAATAAGTTTATCTCTATTCATAGTTAAGATTTTTACAATTGTATCTTCAAGTGGTGGATTATTGACTGAATATGCATATTGCCTTTTAATACCAGAAATAGCACCCCTCATATAATCATAGATTACAGGCATAGGATTTTTATCATCTCGAAGATATTTCTTCAGTGCTTCTGCTAAGTTGACCTCACAAGATTCATAATGATTTATGCTAGCAAATAAGTCTGAAAGTTGCCATCCATATAAATTACAAACTTGTGAACAATACCAAAATATGTCTCCTGCTTCCTTTTCATCATATCCTGAATCATACCATTCTAAGACTTCTCCCATAAGTCCAAGAGAAAGATACAAAATCTCTAATTGATTACCTGTACCAGATCCTGGGTAGACTGCTGTTGTTGGAGTAAAATTTTGATACAGTGAAATAGTATGATACATTTCTTGTTGTGGCATTAAATTGTCTCCTTGTTTAAGAGCTTACTGATTGCTACCATAGACTTACGAACGATTGTTTGTTTGATTATCTTTTCTCTATCTGCTTCACACATTAGGCCCCACTGTTTAATTTCTCCTCTTGTTCTATAACATCCTTTGCAATATCCTGTTTTTTCATCAATCTCACAAACTTTAATACAAGGTGATTCTATCATAATTAAAACTCCTGTTGATTATCCATCTTGTCTAGTAAGAATGTATTCTTGTCTTCTATCTCTACCTCTTCTACAGTAACTGTATCTTTGTTGTAGTAGAGATAGGTACAGGGACCAGTATTTCCATCATTCCTGTCTTTGAGAACACGCAATAGCGATAAGTTCCGTTCGACTGGGTTATCCGCTT